GACATCGCTTACGGGTCGTCGGACAAGCGCAAGAAGATCATCAACAGCGATGCCGAGTTTGTGATTATCAACTACGACGGCGTGAATGTTGTCGAGGATGAGATCAAAAAGGGTGGCTTCGACCTGTTCATCGTGGACGAGGCTAGCCACTACAAGAACACACAGACGCAGCGGTGGAAGTGCTTGAACCGCCTTGTGGGTCCGGACGACTGGCTGTGGATGATGACGGGTACACCGGCTGCCCAAGGGCCTATGGACGCGTTTGGTTTAGCTAAGTTAGTTAATCCGAAAGAGGTTCCTCGCACAGCCGGGGTGTTCCGCGACATGGTGATGTTCCAAAAGACGCGGTTCCGTTGGGAGCCTAAGCCTACGGCCATCGACACGGTGCATAGGGTGCTGCAGCCTGCCATTCGGTTTACCAAGGATGAGTGCTTGGATCTGCCTGATATGGTGTACGTCAAACGCAGCGTGCCCATGACTAAGCAGCAAGAAGCGTACTACAAGAAGCTGAAGAAAGACTTTGTGCTGCAGCTAGAGGGTGCCGATGTCACGACAGTCAACGCCGCTGTGAATATGAACAAGCTGCTGCAGATCTCTGCGGGGGCCGTATACACAGACGAAGGGGACACTATCGAGTTTGATATCTCTGCACGGTACAACGTATTGCGTGAGGTTATCGACGAGAGCAGCCACAAGGTGCTGATCTTCGTGCCGTTCAAAAGCACGATACGCATGTTGTCTGAGCGTCTGGCTGCGGATGGGATTGTCGCCGAGACGATTTCCGGTGAGGTGTCTGCAGGCAAGCGGTCCGAGATATTTAAGGCGTTCCAGACGTCACCGAACCCGCAGGTGCTTGTGATTCAACCGCAATCTGCCGCGCATGGGGTCACGCTAACGGCTGCCAACACGGTCGTCTGGTGGTCGCCTACAGCGTCGCTAGAGATCTTCGCACAGGCCAACGCGCGCGTGCACCGCTCAGGTCAAGCCAACAAATGCACCGTGGTGCAGCTACACAGTTCTCCTGTCGAGCAACGCATTTACTCAATGCTCGAAGGCCGTATCGACGTGCATAGCAAAGTTGTGGATTTGTACCGCGATTTGCTTGACTAAGATACAATTTACTTCTATACAACACGAATAACTACGGAGGATGTCATGTCTGAGGATATGTCTGTCGAGCGCCTTACCGGCGTCTATATCAAAATACGGGACGCCCGGACCGCTTTGGCGGCCAAGTTCAAAGCCGAAGACGGCGAGCTGCAAGAGCAGCTAGAGCAAATAAAGCGCGCCCTGCTGGACTACTGCGAAACCAATGGCTTGGAGAGCGCCCGCACAACTGCGGGTACGTTCTACCGCACGGTCAAAACGCGGTATTGGACTAGCGACTGGGAGTCGGTCTACAAGTTTGTGATAGATCAGAACATGCCAGAGCTTTTTGAGAAGCGCCTTAACCAGACGGTGCTCAAAGAGCTAATCGAAGAAGACCCTGACTTCGCCCTGCCGGGTCTAAACTCGGACAGCGAATACGTCATAACTGTGAGGAAGAAATAATGGCGGCAAACGCGACCATTAGAGACCTAGCAGCCCACTTCAATATTTCTGTGTCTACGGCACGGAAGTGGGTGCGGGACGGTGTCGTACCTGACGATACCTACATCAAGGTGCACGGTACCTATAGGTTTGACTTGGACCTGATTGATCGTGCATTGTTACCAAACCCCCAAGAGCGGGACGTACCCGCCGCAATCCAATCTGAAATCTGAGGAGTTACCCATGACTACCGATCTTACACTGTTTAAGAAAAATGCGCTGACCATGAACGAGCGGTTCCAGCGCATGATGGAAGATACCGACCGCATTGCGGGTATGGGGCGCACGTCGCGTCGCATCAGCATCCGTGGTGGCCGCTTCCGCGAGATCATTGGCGGAGATCAGCAGCGTGTGAATAGCAGCGGGTCTATGAACGTCGTGATCGTGCGGGCATCGCGTGTCAGCCGTACCTACTACGAAGGTACTTATGATCCGGAGAAAACGGCTCCGCCTCGCTGCTGGTCTGCGGACACTGAAAAGCCGTCCGATGATGTGCCTGCTGCGCAGCGCATGTCCAGCAAGTGTGCCACCTGTCCGATGAACGTCAAAGGGTCGGGTGCTACAGGCAACGGGCGTGCATGCCGGTTCTCTATGCGCTTGGCGGTGTGCATCGAGGGTAACCTAGACACAGTCTACCAGATGCAGCTTCCGGCTACGTCGATCTTTGGCGAGGTCAAGGACCAGAAGATGGGTATGCAGGCTTATGCCAAATACCTAAAGGCCAACGACCTGATGCTGGCTGGTTTGGTTACGCAGATGTACTTCGACGAGAACAGCGAAACACCGAAGCTGTTCTTCAAACCGGTGCGCTCTCTCGACGACGAGGAGCTAGAAGCCGCAGTTACTGCGTATGAAAGCGACGACGCGCAGCAGGCTATCGAGATGACTGTGTATCAGGCAGACACGAAGCCCCAAGACTTCGCCATTGAAGACGATGACGAAGAGGAGGCGCCGACCCCGGCACCTAAGAAAGCCATGGCGGAGAAGCCCAAGGCGGCTCCAGTAGAGGAAGACGACGAGGAGGAAGAAGTAGCTCCGCCTAAAAAGCGCGCGGCTAAAGCCTCAACCGACGTCAGCGGTTCTATCGCAAGCACCTTGGCTGCTTGGGACTGATGACCCATCGGGCCGCGCTTTCGGGCGCGGCCTTACCTCCACGGAACGAAAGCAGAAGCGATGAACGCACGGGATTTTCTGCTGCGCACTGTTGGGGACGATGGGGTCTACTGTCTATTCGCACACAACCGGGAGTCCGATCGTAAGAAGCAGACCTTCTACGACAACATCGACGCCCTACTGAGTGCCGCGAATAGTTATGACGACAAGGGTTATGACGTCTACTTTGCCCTAGCCACGTTCAACGACGGTAGCAGCCGCACACAGACAAACGTTCGCCAATTACGGTCACTGTTTCTCGACCTCGATTGCGGAGAAGATAAGGCCGAAAACAACGAGGGGTATATTGACCAAGCGACAGCCCTGCAGGCCCTGCAGGACTTTAGTCGCCGGTTGGCCCTACCGCGCCCCATTGTCGTCAACAGCGGCCGTGGCGTGCATGTTTACTGGAACCTAAAAACTCCGGTTGCCTTGGCGCAGTGGCTACCAGTAGCCAAGAAACTAAAGCAGCTATGCGTCCAGCATGGGTTCTTGGCCGATCCTAACGTGACAGCAGACGCCGCGCGCATCTTGCGCATACCCGGTACGCATAACTACAAAGCCGACCCGCCGCTTGAGGTGGTGACATGGGAAGGTCCGAGTGTTCCCCAGCTCGTAGAGTTGTCGGAGCTTGCGGAGCTGCTGGGCGTAAATAGCTTTGCCCCGACGGCATCGCGGGTAGCGATACCCGAGGGCATGAGCGCAATGCAGGAGATGCTGGCAGGCAATACGCCTAGCTCGTTTCGCAAACTGCTTGAGCGCACTATGGACGGCACCGGGTGCCAGCAGATTGCTGACATGGTTGCCGAGCCGCGGTCTGTGTCTGAGCCCATGTGGCGTGCGGGGTTGTCTATCGCTGCACACTGCGACGATGCCGAAAAGGCCATCCAAGTGGTGTCAGGGGCGCTTGCGCCGCCTGAGTTGCAGCACCCTGACTATGATCCGGATGTTGCTGACCGCAAGGCCCGCAACACCAAAGGCCCCTATACCTGCGCCAAGTTTGACGACTACCGGCCCGGCGTGTGTACCCTGTGTCCGCACTGGGGCCAGATAAAATCTCCCATTGTGCTGGGCCGAGACTTCAAAGCGGCCGAGGACGAGGAGCGTGTCATCGAAGCGCCTGATGCCGACACGGGTTTTGTAAAGCAGTACGTGGTCCCGAAACTCCCTAAGCCGTATGTGCGTGGGGGGACGGGCGGCATCTACAAGAGCGTGAAAAACGAAGACGGGGATACCGAGCAAGTGCTCGTATACCCACATGACATGTATGTGGTGCGCCGCATCTACGACGCGGTGGCACAAGAAGAGAGCCTGTTGATGCGCCTGCATCTGCCCAAGGACGGGATACGTGAGTTCGTGACCCCTACAAGCCAAGTGCAGTCACCGCAGGACTTCAGGAAACAACTCGCTGCTAAGGGCGTAACGCTGCGCACCGGTGAGCAGTGGAACAACATGGGGTACTACGTAATGGACTGGATTGAAGATCTGCAGATGAACGCCACCGCGGACACCGCGACACGGCAGTTTGGTTGGACTGACGGGCATCGCTCGTTCTTGGTTGGGGACCGGGAGTATGTCCCCGGCGCGGTGCGGAACAACGCACCGACAGCGGCTACGAGCCGGTACTTCAAGCACTTCCAACCCAAGGGCACCCTTGAGGAGTGGGTTAATCTAATCGAAACGTATAACCAGCCCGGATTGGAAGTGTATCAGCTGGTAGTATGCGCAGGGTTTGGCGCTCCGCTTATGGAGTTCTCAGCCGTGCATGGATTGACGATCCACCTCAATAGTACAACGGGCTATGGTAAGACCACGGTCCAGTACGCTGCGCAGTCTATCTGGGGGTCGCCCGAGCAGTTGGCGATGAACAAGCGGGACACGACCAACTCAAAGATGAACCGCATGGAGGTGTTTAAAAACCTCTTTGTTATGTTCGACGAGATGACGAACACGACGCCCGAAGAGATCAGCGACATCGTGTATGCAGTCACAGAAGGCCGTCAACGCAACCGTCTTGCTGGTGGCGCCAATGAGGAGCGCGACCGTGGCGATCCGTGGTCCACGCTGCTGGTTACGTCAGCAAACGCAAGTTTCTACGACAAGCTCGACGCGGTTAAGGCTGAAAACCAAGCGGAAAAAGAGCGGGTGTTTGAGATCCACCTAACCAAGCACGTGCAGGCCGGTGCCAAGCCGGAAATGGACCATCTAGAATACGCGCTTAAGAACGAGTGCTATGGTCATGCGGGCGATGTCTATGCTCGGTACCTCGTAGAGCACGTGGACGAGATTAAAGATCAGTTCCGCAAGCTGCAGCAGAAGCTCGATAGGGCAGCGGACCTGACCAGCGTTCAACGTTTCCAATCTGCGGGGTTTGCCGCCACACTGCTCGGCGGCGTGATTGCCAATGCACTGGGCCTTGTCCGTTTTGATATGGAGCAGCTGTTCTGGTACACAGTGGACCTGCTCAAGGAGTCGGCGGAAAACAAGATCAAGACGCAGAAGTCGCCTAGCGAATACCTAAACGAGTATATCGCTGAGCACTGGAACGACATCCTCAAGATCAAGAGCACGCAGCGGCACCAAGGCACTACGCCCGAGCCGGGAATAGACGAGCTGATCGTGCCAGAAGCCTCGCCGCGCATGCAGTATGTGGCGCGGTACGAAACGGACGTGAACCGGCTCTACTTGATGCCCAAACCCTTTAAGGTGTGGTGTACCAAGCAGCAGCTTAGCCCGGAAATACTACTGGCTGGGTTAGAAAAGACACATCCGGTGCGTCGTGGGGTAGCGGTGCGATTGGGCAAGGGCACCTCTTTCGGCAAGCTGCCGCCCACCAAGGTCTACGTCATTGATATGGTAAGCGACATAGCTGCGGCGGACGAGGATGACGAGCAGTGATCCATATCTTGTTCGGTATCAAGGCATCACCTACGACATAGACTGGCGTAGGTGGGAGCCGGGCGCGTCAATTTTCATCCCGTGCATTGACGCGCCCGGTATACGCGAACGTGTCCACAAAGAAGCCTTACATCGAGGCATAAAGCTCGTATCGCGTATATTGATAGAGGATCAACATTTTGGGGTTCGCTTTTGGCGCGCATCTTGATATAGTGCGCGTGTCATTGGAAGATGACTCCTCCTCCTGACTCGGCCCCCGGC